AAAGTTATAGAAAATGTTAGAGAAATATTAAAAGGTTGTAGAGGATTTTTACCATACACAAGCGGAAAGTATAAATTAATTATTGAAACCACAGGCACAGCATCTATCACACTTACAGAAGATGATATTATAGGTGGATACACTTTATCAAGTCCAAGTAAAAACGATAAGTATAATAGAGTTATAGTTTCATTTGTAAATCCTGATAGAAACTTTCAAGTAGATGAAGTTCAGTTTCCCCCTGTAGATGATAGTGGTTTGACAAGTGCAGATCAACACGCAACGATGAAAACTGCTGATGGTGGTTTTTTATTAGAGGGTAAGTTTGATTTCAAAACATTAACCTCTCCATATCAAGCAGAGGAAATGGCAGAAATAATTTTAAGAAGATCAAGAGAAGCTTTATCGTTAGAAATAAATGTAGGGTTTGATGCTTATGATTTAGCAATAGGAGATATTGTTAATATTACACACGCATCATTAGGTTTTTCTGCAAAAGCATTTAGAGTTATGGGTATTACATTTAATGAAGATTTTACAATTGGATTGAAACTAATAGAGTATCAAGCAAGTCATTATACATTTGCAAGTAAAACACAAGTTTCATCAACACCATCTACAAACTTACCAAATCCATTTACTATACAACCACCAGCAAGTGTTACATTATCTGACCAATTGATTGAGTATAATGATGGAACTGTAATTGTTGCTTTAGATATTGCCATAGGTGCATCACCTGATAGTTTTATTGATTTTTACCAAGTAGAATACAAACTAAGCACAGATTCTAATTTTATTATTTATGCACAAGGTTCAGGATTAAACCATAGAGTCTTAAATGTAATTGACCAATCAACATATGATGTAAGAGTTAAAGCTGTAAATACTTTAGGAGTTTCATCAAGCTATGTATCAGCACAAAGAACTATTGTTGGTGCTATTGCTCCACCATCAGATGTTGAAAACTTTACTTGTAATGTTTCAGGTGCAGATGCACATTTAAGTTATGATGCTGTATCAGATTTAGATTTAGCATTTTATCAAATAAGATTTTCTAATAAAACCGATGGTACTGCTGAATGGCTTAACTCAGTTAATTTAGTTACAAAAGTTTCAAGACCAGCTACATCAATTACAGTACCAGCTAGGGTTGGAACATATTTAATAAAAGCTGTAGATAAACTTGGAAACTTTAGTTCAAATGCAACAGCTGTTATTTCAAATGTTACAAGTGTTACAAATTTTAATGCTGTGTCAACAGTGAATGAACACCCTACATTTGCTGGAACTAAAAACAATGTTGTAATATCAGATGACGCAATAATATTAGATTCTAGTGAGTTGTTTGATTCTGCTTCAGGGGATTTTGATGATGAAACAACTAGATTTTTTGATTCAGGTGTTGCAAACGCAGACTTTTTAGCATCAGGTAATTATGAGTTTGCTAATGTTATAGATATTGGTGCAAAGCATACTGTTAGAGTTACAGCATCTTTAACACAAACAGCTAGAAACCCTGATGATTTATTTGACAATAGATCAGGTAATTTTGATGATGCTAAGTCTAATTTTGATGGGGATACCCCAGCTAATTGTGATGCACATTTAGAAATTGCAACTTCAGATGATAATTCAACTTTTACTTCTTTTCAAACTTTTGTTATAGGTAATTATACAGCGAGATATTTAAAATTTAGACTTGTTTTAACATCAAGCGATTTAGCTTCAACTGCGGTAGTTCAGGAAGCAACAGTAACAGTAGATATGCCTGATAGAATATTTAGTGAAAACAATATATCTTCAGGAACATCAACAAAAACTGTAACATTTGCAAGTCCATTTAAGAGTGCAAATTATGCTGTTGGAATTACTGCTGAGAATATGGCTACAGGAGATTTCTTTACAGTTTCTAATAAAACTGTTAATAGTTTTGATATTTTATTCAAAAATTCAAGTGGAACTAATGTATCAAGAAATTTTGATATGATTGCAAAAGGATTTTAAAAGGAGTATAAGAAAATATGGCACAAGCATCAGATTTTACAATAGCAAATCAATCTTTCCCAAATTTTAGGACAGATTTAAACACAGTTTTAGGAGCAATAAATTCTTCTAATTCAGGAACATCAAGACCAAGTTCTGCTACTACAGGCACATTTTGGCTTGATACAACAAACTCAGGTTCAAATTTATTAGTTTTAAAATTTTTTGATGGTTCAGATGATATTACATTTGCTACATTTAATACATCATCAAATACAGTTGATGTTTCAGATTCATCTTCAGATGTTGTTGGAGATACAACACCACAATTAGGTGGTGATTTAGATGTCAATGGAAATGATATTGTATCTACTTCAAACGCAGATATAGATATTATTCCAAATGGCACAGGAGATGTAAATTTAGGTGCTGACACAGTACAGATTGGCGATAACAATGCTAACGCAACTTTAACAACACAAGGCACAGGAGATTTAATTTTAAATACAAACAATGGCACAAATGCTGGAAACATCACTTTAGAAGATGGTGCTAATGGCCATATTCAATTTACAACAAATGGAACAGGAGCAATAAAATTTAATGATCTTGCTTACTTTCCACAACAAGCATTAACATCATCATCAAATGCTGTAGCTTGGGATTCACAAGCAAAACCAAACGCATATCATCTAACAACTGAAAACACTACTTTTGCGGCTCCTAGTAATCCTGTAGAGGGTGCTTTTATTGCATTAGAAATTAATTATGATGGATCACATACAATCGCATTCAATACTGTATTTGAATTTGCGGCTTCAACTGCACCAACATTTACTTCAACAGATGGTAAAACTGATATATTAGTTTTCAGATATAATGGTGCTGTTTGGCAAGAAGTAGGTAGAACTTTAAATTTAAGTGAGAGTTAAAATATGTACGCATTAGTAGAAGACAACGAAATTAAAAAAATCATCACTAATCCAAAACCAATAATTATTGATAATGTCCAATATCCAGCTAAAATATTTCAATTATGGTCTAAATCAGAAAAAGAGGCTATTGGTATTTATGAAATAATAGTTGATAAAACAAATTACAAAGATGAAGAATATTATAACAACACAAACTCAACTTATACATTTGCAGATGGTCAAGTTACAGAATCTTGGGGAACTGCTACACCAAAAAGATTGGAAGATGAAAACGCAGTTGATGAAAATGGTAACTCTGTATTAGATAGTAATGGAGAACAATTAATTAACTATGGTTTAAAAACAGAGAAGAAAAGAATTATAAAACAACAAGCATCAGGATTATTAGCACCTACTGATTGGTATGTAGTTAAAGCAACAGAAGTCGCTGATTATTCTGTGCCAGAAAATGTTACAACTTTTAGATCAGATGTAAGAGCAAAATCAAATGAAATGGAATCTCAAATAGATGCTTGTAATAATGTTGATGAACTAAAAGTATTATACGAATATTCAGAACAAGAAGATGGAACAATAACAAGACCACTAGCAGAATTTCCTAAAGAGGTTGTCTAATGCCTTTAATACTTGGAACTAACTCAATAAAAGACACAGGATATAATGTTGCTAATTCTGTAAGACTTGATGCGTCATACATGAAAAGAACAGTAACTCCATCAACATCTAATACTTGGACTCTCTCTTTTTGGTTAAAAAAAAGTGGGCACAATGGAAGTTCAGAGGGTTATCTTTTTAGTTATGGTGCAGATGGTGGTCAAGGATTTTATATTACTAATGCTGGTTATTTAGGTTATTATGGTGCTGGGGGTTATTCGTCAGATTCCACATTAAGTCAAGGTGTTTTAAGAGATGTATCAGCATGGTATCACATTTGCTTTAGTGTTAGCAGTGGAACTGGAACTCTTTATATTAATGGAGTTCAAGATGCAACGATTAGTAATGTTGCACCATTAAATGCTACCACTGGAAATACTTACGCTGTTAATAGTTATATAAATTATGAGGCTAATTTTGACAATTTTTTAGGCTATATGGCAGAATATGTTTTCATAGATGGAACTGCATATAATCAAAATTCATTTGGAGAATTTGATAGTGACAGTCCAACAATATGGAAACCAATCGATGTATCAGGATTAA